AATAATTTGTCCTGATGGCTATGAATGGAACGGAACAGAATGCGTTGCAAAAAATAAAGAAACAAAAATTGAAGGACATATTTGTCCTAAAGGTTATAAATGGGATGAAGCCCAAAATAAATGTGTGCCGATAGAAATATCAGATAAACCGGAAGAAGAAAAGGAATTTAAAATGTCTAAAGAAGAAATTAAAAAAATACAAGATGAAAATAAAGATAAAATAAAAGATTTTAAATTTATAGATGATAAAAGACCGCCTAAAGGATGGTGGGACAAATGTATTAGCGAAGTTTCGGATGTGACAGATACTCCCGAACAATTATGCGGTTGGATATATTACGATTGGATGTCGCCGGAAAGACAAAAAGAAATAGAATCTACAAGACAAAAAGAGCAAGAAAATAAAACGAAGATGTCCGAAGCCGAAAACGAAATAATAAAGTTACAGGAAAAAGTAAAAGAAATGACAATTAAGGAATTTAAAAATAAACTTGAGGAAATTAAATCTAAAAATAGGGATATACTAATACCGGCATTAGATGAAGGAATAAATAATATGTTTAATTTCTTTTCAGAAAACGATAAGATGATTAAACTTTCTGATAATAATGAAATATCGGCATTAGATTATTTTCTTAAGTTTTTAAACGATTTTGCTAATGCGAAAAGAGTTATATTTTCCGAAATAGCAAAAAATGATAAATCGGAAATAAATACAATTCTTAACTCCGAAGAAGATGTTATCAATGATAACGATATGGAGATAAGAAATGTAAAATTGGCTAAATTAGCCGATATTATTTCCCAAAAAGAAAATATAACTTATAAAGAAGCATTAAGCAAAGCGTCAAAAATATTAAAAAATGGGAAATAGGAGGTAATTATGTCTCAATTTAACCCTTTGTTAATCAAAGGTCTCACTAATAGCGAAGACCTTTCAAATAAAAAATGGTTTTTTGCTCAAATGTCTAATGATAATGAAGTTAAATTAGCGGATGGAAGCGTTAAGCCGATAGGTGTAATATACGATGTTAATTCTGCGGATGCTGCGAGTGGCGGAGCCGTAGGTATTATAACTCACGGAACGGCAAAACTTGTTGTAAAAAAGAATGCTGACAATGCTTATCCATCGGCTGGAGATTATATCGTTGCTTCTTCCGTTGGTTATGGGATAAAAAGAAAAGACGAAGATTATATTTTAGTTAGAGCGATGGCTCTTGAAAGTGCGTCTGCTGATGGCGATATAATTGAAGTAATTTTAATATAAGGAGGTATTTATGAATATTAAATCTTTACATCAAGACCAAGCATTAACTAACTTTAGTTTAAAGTATCAAAATGATGAATTCGTTGGGACCAAACTTTTTCCAGAATTATCTGTTGTAAAAGAAAGCGGGAAATATTTTGAGTATGGAAGAGAAGCTTTTAAGAGATATAATACAAAAGTATCTCCTACAGCAAAAGCTCCGCAAAAAGAATTAACAATAAAAAGCCAAAAGGCTTATGACCTTAATGAGTATAAAATAAGCGATTTTATAACTCAAAGAGAAATAGATAATGCGGATGAGCCGCTCAATTTAGAGCTTGATGTTACTTCCGACTGTTTAGATACTATATTATTAGATTTAGAGTGCGATATAGCATCTGCGGCCCTTAACCCTAATAATTATGTATCTGGACAAGTGGAAGGATTAAACATCGGGGACAAATGGTCGGATTATACTAATTCAAACCCTGTTAAAAAAATAGATACGATGAGAAGCATAATAAAGAAAAATCTGGGTGGAGTTAGACCGAATACGCTTTTAGTTTCCGAAGATGTCCACGATATATTGAAAGAACATCCTGTATTACTTAACAAAATAAAATATACGCAATTTGGAAGAATGGACGATGAAGCTTTTAAAAAAGCTTTTGAAGTGGAAAACTACATTGTAGCCGGAGCTACATACGATAGCGAAAAAGAAAATGTATCTGGAGCAAGAACAACGAAATATATTTGGGAAAACTCGGTTATACTTGCGTATGTTAACCCAAGAGTAGGAATAAGAAGCGTATCGTTTGGATATACTTTCAGAAAAGAAAAAGGAAGACAGGTCCTTGTGGAAGAACATAAAAACCCGCTTGGTAAATTGATAATAGCTCAAGACCTTTACGATGTAAGAGTCGTATGTCCTTTTGCGGGTTATTTATTAACTGGCGTTGTTTCTTAATATTGTTTAAGGAAAGCCCCGTAATTTAAAGATTACGGGGCTATAATAATATGGGATATATAACGGTAAATGATATAAAAGATAAGAGTATTAATAATGCTATAGCGCAAGCTAATTGGAACGATATCGATTTACAAATTAGAATTAACGAAGCGGAAGCTATAACTGATAGCTATATAGCCAAAGCCGGATATAATAAACAAGATTTGTTAAATAGCTCACTAATAAAAACAATAAATATTCTTCTTTCTAAATACAATGTATTAAGGGATTTATACGCAAATGTTTCTCCTACAAAAGTTGAAGATAAGGGATTTACTAAATGGAAAGAAGAAGCAATTGATTTATTGGAAAAAATAAAAAATCACGATTTAATTTTAACCGATAGCAATGGTAATATTATATCTTATGACAAAAGTAAATTTATACCATTAATAAATACGGATAAAACAAAAAGAATATTTAAAATAGGCCGTGAATATACTTGGAGCAAACCGGATTATAGTTATAGTAATGAAGATGTTATTGGAGAAAAATGATTATTAAAACTAATTTAAAAGATATTGAAAATAATTTTAAAGCTATAAATAACAGAATTACCAATGTCCCGGATTTAATGAAAAAAGTATCAATAATAATGAAGGCAAGTGTAATGCGAAATTTTCAAAATGAAGGAACGGATAAAGAAAAATGGAAACCTTTATCATTGATGACTAAAGCAAGAAGAAGAAAAGGGAAAGGAAAAGGAACGGCTAAAATATTACAAGATACCGGATATTTAAAAAATAGTATATTTCCGATAGTTTATGAAAATAAGGCAATGCTTGTGACTAATACTGCTTATGCCCCAACGCATCAATTTGGGGCTAAAAAAGGAGAATTCGGTGTAATAAATGCTGTTATAAAAGCCCATAAACGAAGGAATAAAAGAGGAAGAAAAACAATATTAGTTAGACAGCATACAAGGAAAGTAAATGCTCCGTTTGGAGATATACCGGCAAGGCCTTTTATGGTTTTAAGAGAAGAAGACAAAAAAAGAATAATTGATTTAGTAAAAGGTTATATATATGGCAAAGAATGAGGATATATTTTCAGGAGTTTATAATATACTTAATAGTGCTAAATCTAATACATTAAGCTATGTTAATAATATATTAAAGGGAGTTAGAGATTTTGATATTGAAATTGAAAATTCTTTACCGGCTATAATTTTAGAGCCGATTAGAGATACCGAAATAGAAGCAACATTACCAAATAGAAAAAGAGTAAATTTTATAATAAATATATTTTGTATTATGAAAACATACGATTATGAAAATCAAATAACGGGAGGTGCGGGAACAAAAAACGCAAAGGGAATATTAGATATGGTTTCCGATGTTAAAAATGTTTTAAATGCTAATAGAAACTTAAATGGGAATGTTTTAAAATTTAGATTTACTGATACTGATTATTCTTTTGAAGATTTTCCGATAAGGCAAGCGGTAATAACAATGGAAAACGATTATATTCTTGAAGATACAGGGAGGTAATTATGACTTTATACGCAATAGAACAAAAATGGTTAGGTTTAGGGAAAGAATCTACAAGAGGAACAAGCACTACTCCAACAAAATATTTTCCTATTTCCGCCGATACCGAATTAGATTATAAATTAAATTTAATTGAAGATGAATTATTAAGAGGAGATTTTGAAAAAAGGCCGCCGTATTCTGGAACGAAAGAAGGAAGCGGGACTATTAACCTTGATGTTAATTCGCTTAATATAGGTTATTTTTTGCACTCGCTTTTAGGAAATCCGCAAAATACTTTATTGGGGACTTTAGCATATAAACATATTTTTAAAAGGGATACAAGTATTTCTTTACCCTCTTATACTATAACAATACATCGTGGAATTTCGACTAAAAAATATCCATTTTCGGTTGTTAAATCAATAGCTTTTAATTTTCCTACGGATAATATAATTAAAGCAACGATAACATCGTTATTTAAAACCGAAGAAGAATACACAAACCCGCCTACTCCCTCATTTACGGAATTAAACCCGCTTATGTTTTATAATACTACTGTAAAAGTTGGTGGAACGCAGTCAGATGTAATAAAGAATTTAACTTTGACTATTGATAATGGAGCAATACCGTTAAGAGTATTAAACGGTTCACAAGATATAACCGATATAATTTCGCACGCTAAACTAATAATAACGGGAAGCTTTACGATATATTTTGAAAAGGAAACCGAAAGAAGTAATTTTTTAACGAATACATCTAGTTCGCTTGAGATAAATTGCACTGGCTCGCAAATAGAAGAAGATTATAATCACGGCCTTAAATTTACATTACCGCAAATACATTATACTTCTTACCCTTTTGGTAATGTCGATGGGTTATTAGGGGCCTCTGTAACATTTAACGCTTATTATAAATTATCGGCATCTAATAGTTTAGAAATAGAATTAGTTAATACGATAGACCAATACTAATAGGAGGAATTATGAATAAAATAAATAAAATAATAAAAATGTTAAGCATACTTTTGCTAATAATAGCAAGTATGTTTAAATTCGCATTAGCTGGCGATTTTTATCTAACGGAACAAATACTAAATAAAGTATTAAGAGGTAATTCAATAAACGGATATTATAATACAGACCAAGTTTTTAATTTGGTTTTTAACTCAACGGCAAATGCTTTTAATGTATGGTTGGATACAACCTCTCCGAATTTACCGTTTATTTTGAAAACCGGTGGAACGATGACTGGAGATTTGACTATAGATAAATCTTCTGGCAATGGTAGTATTTTAAATTTAAAAAATAATGATAGAACATTTAGTATAAATAATAATTATAATGGGCTTATCTTCACGGCTTTAGATACTAAAATGACTATTAGTAGTGGACTTACTATTTCAACAAGTATAGCCGGAACAAGCGGACTTTGTTTAATAGGTGCATCGGATAGCTTACCCACTTCTGGATATTCTGAAGGTTGTATAATATATAATTTGACTGACCATAATTTATATATTTCCACTGAAAATGTTGTTGGAATAGAAAGCTGGAAATCTATTTGGTAATTAAAATAACCGAGTAGTGAGGTTTGACCTCTCGGATTTACTTTTAAATAAGTAATAGAGAGGTCAATTTATTTATGGCGGAAAGAGAAACATATAAATTACAAATATCGGTTGAAGTTGATAAAGAGCAAGGGCAAACTAAAATACAAGAATTAACTAAAACATTAGAAAATAATGGCTTTAGAATAAATGAAATAAATAAAGAATTAAATAAAACTACAAACGAATTAACTAAAAGTAAATCTAATTTAAGAGATAAAATATTATCTTTAACAAGCTCTTTTTCTTCGTATATCGCAGGTTTTTTTGCGATAGGGACCGCAATAAGAAAAATATATATAGAAACTTCCGAATATATAAAAGTAAATAGAGAATTAAACGGGATATTAAAAATAGTTGGCGAAAATAATGATAATAATAAAAAGAAAATTGAGGATTATATTTCGGCCTTAACTAAAGGAACATATTTCACAAAAGATGAGACATTACGAGCTTTTTCAGAACTTGTAAAAATAACAGGTAATGTCGATAGTGCTTTAAAATTATTAAAAATTTCAATGGATGTTTCCGTAGGTTTAGGTAAATCTTTATCTGAAACTATTGGGACAATACGAATAGCAATGATGTCTGGAAGGGATGCTTCTGTTATACTTGGTAAAGAATTTGGCAAATTAGGGATGGAAGGGAAAACGCTTGACGAAATATTAACAAATTTAGGTAAAAATTTTAATAATGCAAGATTAAATATAACAGGAGCAGAAAAAAGTATAACCGAATTAAAAACCGGAATAAACGAAACAGCCCAAACTATCGGACAATTATTATTACCTATTGTTAATAAATTTATATCGGCTATAAATGAAAGTATAAAAGTATTTACCGGAATTATAGAAGCGGTTTCGGTTAGAACGGCTCAATTATATTTAGTATTAAAAAGTATTATAACGCTAAATTTAAAAGATATAAAGGAAATAAACAAATCAGCATCGGAAGAGATACAGAAAATTTGGGATGAAAGAAGTAAAAAAGAAATAGATAATATAATTAAAATAAAAAATACTACGATACAATCACGAAAAGAAACCCAACAACAAGAAGAGGAATTTAAAAAAGCAAAAGAAAAGGCCGGAGAAGAAATAAATAAAATTGAAGAAAAAATATTTGAAAATACATTAAAATATACTTCGGATGCTTACAATTATAAAATAGAAATGCTTAATAAAGAATACGAAGAAACAAGGCAGAAGATAGGTAAAATGTTTAATGATAGGTTAATAGATTATAATAAATATATGGAAATGGAAGTTAAATTAACAGAATACCGGGAACAAATGATAACGCAAATACAAAAAGAACAGGAAGAACAACGAAAGAAGATAAAAGAAGAAATAAGGAAATTAGAAATAGAAAGTATAAAATCGGATATGGAAAAAAATTTAGGAAATATTTATATATCCTATCAAAACGATTTAGAAAATTATAAAGAAATGTTAGAACAAAAGAAAATATCTTTAGAAGAATTTAATAAATTAATGGAATTGCGAAATGAAAAATTAAACAATGATTTGTTAGAAAATAATGAGGAATTTATTAAAAAATGGAAAGAACATTCTGATACTATGAAAGCAATTTCCGAACATATATATTCTTCGCTTTTTTCGGTTTTTAATAGCTTTATTTCGGAAGCGATAAAAGGTGGTAAGAATTTAGAAGATGCTTTAAAAAATATATTTAATAATATTCTAAATGCTTTTATAAATATGCTTACTCAAATGGCAGCCGAATATTTAGCGAAAAAATTTATATTTAGTGTTTTGGGGTTTAATGTAGGTGGTGGTTTTTTCGGAGTTTTAGGTGGCGGACAATCTGGATATAACGAAATACCTCAAACCGGGACATATCTTTTGCATAAGGGAGAAAAAGTTTTATCTCCTAATGGAATAGGAAGCGAAACATTTAACAAAGAAAATAAACAAGAAATACATTTACATATAAATACATTTGATATAAGACAAATTGATAGAATGCATATAGAGAAAATAGCGAGGACATTAGCACCATATCTTAAAAGGTATACATAATATGCCAAATTATATTGCAGGCTTTCATTTTTGCTCTGAAAACTTAATGAAAAAAGTTTTATATCCTTCAACTATTGATAAATTATTATCAGATGGAATTCGTGTTCATTGGACGCCGGGTAAATATGGGAATTTAATCACATATGCCTCATTTCAAAATAACACTGAATATGTCTGGCAATTTGATAACATTTATACTTTGAATTTAATCAAGATATGGGCACATCCTCCATATGATAGTTCAGGACAAACAGGCACTGCATTTGGAGATGATTATTATGTTTTACCATCATTGCTAAAAGTTAAATTATACGTAAGCACTGATGGGATTAATTGGCAAATGATAGATAATACAAAAGCCGTTGGATGGATATCTGACCAATGGTTTGGCGGTTCAATAGTTAATTGGAATGAAACAGATGGTTGCTGGGATACAGGAGCACATTTGATGGTGTGGTGGCTTGAAAGTGGCTTAAGTTTTAAATATTTCAAAATTATTTTTACTTGGACTGGAGACCCTGCTCAATATAGAGTAACTGAATTAGAACTATTTCAAACAAAATTTGTTAACGCAAAGAATTTTAGGTTAGAGGAAGAAAGACCATTGATAGAGAATGGATTTACAAGTAGGAAAATAACTGCACAGTTTATGGATATAAATTTTAGTCTTTATAACTTTCTAAAACTAAATAATGAATTTTTTGCTTTTGTTTATTGCCAAGATGGTAACTATACTACCAGATACGCATATTTAGTTGTTGATGAAATTGATGTTAATAGTGATATGCGGGAGTTAACAATAACAGCATTACCATATTATCAAGATTTTCTTGATAAAAAAATTCTCCAAAATATGGAGACACTGCTTAATCAATTTACTGGCAAGATTTTTGAGCTTCTATTTTTATGTGCAAATGTCCCTCCTGTTCTATTGAGAAACAGGAATTTATTAAATTCTTATGCGGATTATATCCCACAAAAAACGAATAATATCTTAACTGAATTGTCAAATTTTTTAGAAGCGAATTATGATTTATCAATTTACACAGATAGTAGGAATTTAATATATGTTAGGCAAAAGCAATATGAAGTATACTCAAATCTTATCAAAACTCCAAATTACATACAATTAGACGCTGGTTCAGAAGGCGATGTAATTTTCTTTAATAATAGATTTTTTAGAAGTGAAAATTTTTTTAATAGTTTTTTCACAAATGATGTGAAAGTAAATTTTGATAATATTAAAACATTAAATCTTGTGCGAAAATGGGTAACAGAGAGAAAAACAAAAAAAAGATTATTTTTTAAAATAGCAAATGAAACCCACAAACTTGTTGAGGAAATTAAAGAAGAAAAAATTAATATTACTGAAATATTTAAGAATGTTAAATTTTTAGATTATAATAAATTTATCAAATCATCATCTATGCCTGATTATGAGATAATGGAAACATATTCATTAGAAGCATCAGCGATAACTATCCCACATGATACATATTGTATGAAAGCTGTTTATGATTTTTACATTTACAAGAAAAGACCTAGTGAAACACCTGTTACTTTTGGATTAGACAGTATAAAATTTGAATACGAAGATATTAGAGGGACTGGAGATGCGGTTATTGATTTAAAAAGAACTCCTCAAATTGCTTTTCCTTATCAAGAGGATGGATATTATCATATCCTGCGAATTACTTGCTATACATCTTATAATTCTGCAAATGTGAATGGGATATTCGCTTTAACTATTCATTATTTAAAAAAGGATAAAACAACTGGTGCAGAGACATATATTTCGTTATATTTTACTGACGCTACAATGTCTAATTATCCACGAGGTTTAAATTTCTTTGGTCCAAGGACAATAACAGGATATACAACTGGGATTTTGAAATTAACTATTAATTTCAGAAAAGACACTGGACTTGCTCCTTTTAAAACATACGGAGTAAAACTATCGGGATTAGTAAGGAGATATGCAGTTGATACTTTTACAAATTTTCATGGGATTGATGGGACTATTATGGGAGGGGGAACTTTTAAGTTAACAAATAGAACTGCAAATGAAATTAATTGTGATTATGAAATTTATTACGCTGGCAAAAATAAAGTAAATAAATTAGGAAGAGACAATTCTCATTTAACAGAATTAGAGTATAACGAGGAAAGCGTTCAATATTATGGCAATGTTGATTTTTGCTATGTTTTAAAAAATGTCTATCCTTGTTATGGAACTGGAAAAATTAATTTTGTCAACAATTTGAGGGTTACTGCAGGCTATGATATGAATGTTTCAGATATATCATATCAAGATGTTTATTGTAAAAATATAGAATACTCCAAAAGAAGACGGTCAAATGAAAGGGAAATGTTATTTAATCAATTAGATGTTAATGTTTATAATTTTATAGAGAAAATAAAAGAAAACGGGAGAGGGGATATACAAATCTTACCATCAGATATTAGTGAAATAATTTTTGAGGAGGATTATAGAAT